CCCCTCCGCCTGTGAATGTTACTATATCGCCTTTTGAAACGCCTGTAGGCGTACTCTGTGGCTTCTGTGAGGTGTTTTCTTTCTCTTCCGTCTTTGTATTGGATACATCTGCTAAACTACTTCCCTTGACAGCTTCGTAAACCTTGCCCCTACGGCTTTCATACTGCCCCATAGTGGCATCTTTTAATGCGTAGGCGTGTATTTCTTCAAGTCCTACCTTTTCTGCCCCTCCTGTGGCTTCTGCTGCCGTCTTGGCAATTCGTGAACTTGCACCGCTACCGCCTTGGTTCTCTAAGTCTGCAAAATACGCAAGTGCCTTTAGAGATACCAAGCCGATTTTTACGCCGTTTTTTACATATCCTGTAATATCCGCATCCGCTAAATCGTCCTGTACCTCTTTTCCGTCCTTGGTTGTAAGTAATTCAGAGATTGCCTTGGCTTCCTCTTCGCTTGCTTCTCTTTCCTGCCTGTTCCACGCATCCGCACTACTTCCGGTAATTTCTGTATACAAGGCATCCCCTAATATCTTCTTTGCCTGTTCGTGGTCTTTTTCCACAATGAATTTTAAAAGGGGTAACGCTCTACCCCAATATGCGTTCCATTGGCACTTACCTATACTCATGCCGTGGCTGTTGTCGTTTCGGTTTACGCTTCCGTAGTTTCCCTCCTGTGAGTAGATAATACCGCTTGCAACCTTTACGACCTTTTTAATCTGTGCTGCTGTTACCGCCATAGTGTACCTCCTATACTCTCTGTGTATATCCAAGGCTTATATAGCCTGCTCCACTCTTTAACTTGCCCCAAGTTGTGCTACCGTTCTTTACTTCTCCAACGATTGTATATACTTCGCCCTGTTTTACCTGTGTGGCAATTCCGTAATTTGTTCCTGGTCCTTTTCGCACATTTAAAACGGCGGTATTGATTTTTACCTTGTAGCTTGTATCCTGTGGCGTGCTTGGTGCTGTTGCTGCTGTACCTACTCTTTGTGTGTATCCAAGGCTTATATATCCTGCTCCACTCTTTAACTTGCCCCAAGTTGTGCTACCGTTCTTTACTTCTCCAACGATTGTATATACTTCGCCCTGTTTTACCTGTGTGGCAATTCCGTAATCAGTTCCGGGACCGATACGCACATTTAACACATCCGTGTTAATCTTAACCCTGTATTCCGCTACATTGTTCGCTGTAGGCTGTGCTGTGTGCTGCTGTCCTCCTGTGGATGCCGAACCGCCTAAAATGCTCTTTACTTTATTTTTGAAATTCTGCCATTCTGCGGAATCGCTTACCATTTGAGCCGGGCAGTTTTTCCCTGTCACATCATAATGTCGTAAAACATAGGTATCTACACCGCTTGCACTGATTCCAAGCATTTTGCAGAGGAACGCACAGAGGTATGCAGCATTTTCTTTTGTCTTGTCTGAAATTCTGTAGTTTCCGGCTGTGCAACACATTTCTATTCCTATACTGTTTGCATTTCTACAAGAGCCGTGTTTATAAGACCTTGCCCCGCAATGCCAAGCAGCATCCCTTAACTCTACGCTCTGATAGATTTCCTCATTGTCTACAAAAAAATGAGCGGAAGCATTACGCCCCGCACCGCTAAAATAGTTTGCATTTGCCTTTGCCGTGTCCTTGCTGTTGCCTGTGTAGTGCATTACTACATAAGCCACATTACGGCTACTGTTGTTGTTTAAATTATCATTGTTGCACTTAATACTTGAATTTACCCCGATACCGTTAATTGTATCTGTGATAAATCCGGCTGTTATTGTTTTTCCCATAACGCCGTACCTCCTTAAATATTGATGTTGTTTAAATCAACGGAAATATCCTTTGTTTCCTCCGGGTATCCCTGCTTGATTTTGATAATGTTTTCTGCCTTTGCTTTCCAACAATACAAGGCAATTACTGTAGTTGTCGGGGTTGCTATGTATGTGGCAAGCACCCCGAATTGCGAATAGTCGATAAGTGTTACTTTGATGCCGATATACAGACCCACAAAGTAGGTACACAAAACCGCTACTAATACCGCTTTTGTAAAGTTTGGCTTTGCAAACTTAAAGTTTTTCTTTACTCTTCTGTTCTGATTTGCAATTCTGAAAAGTAAATAGAAAATAAAAAATCCTATGGCAATGCCAAGGATTCCGCAAATAAGATATTTCATATTCTGTTTTTCCTCCTATGTTTCCTGTCCGTGTGCCTTTTGATTGATATGTTTTTCAATCTTTCCTATAGCTTCCGTAACCGGTCCGTTACATCCCTGTTCTTTAAGTCCTTTCAGACAAGCCAATACCGCATAAGTGAGCAAACATAATTCATCTTCCATTGCCTTTATGTCCTCTTTCTCCTGCTTCTTTAAGTCCTCAATGTCGGCTGTTGTGCTTGAAACCATTTGATAATCTTGTATGCAACCGCACCAATAGCACCTAACGCACCTAATACGCTTGCAATCGTAATTATTGTTGCTGAATCAATATACATTGTCTGTAATTTCCTTTCATTGTTTCTTTTCCACCATGCCGTTTTCTTTAAACATAGTGTTAAGGCTCTGCCTAAGTCCGTAGCTGTCGCAATGTGACAGGATTCCTCGGTATGATGCTACCGAACGGTCTAACCTGTCTTTTCTTTCCTCTCCTGCCTTTACCTTTGCAATCTGCTTTTTAAGATTCCGCTTTATTTTTACCACCGTTTTCTTCTTTAATCTGCGGTGCGTGGCCCATATTCTGAATCCGACAAAATCAATTCCCATGCTGCACGGTCTTATAGCTGTCTTGTTGTTCAAATCTAGCCTTAATTCATCTGCTAAAAATGTTCTTAACAACTCTTTTACCTCTGCTAAATGCTTCTTATCATGGTGGAGTATAATAATATCGTCCATGTATCGGATGTAGTAATGTAATCCCAACTCATGCTTTGCGTACTGGTCTACCTCGTTAAGGTAAATGTTTGCAAACATCTGTGAGGTAAGGTTGCCTATCGGCATCCCTTTATTACCTAGTCTGTCCGATACTTCCACTTCGTCCGGCTCTTTTCCGGGCGGTAATCCAAAATTCATAGATTCGCAATTTATAATTTTTTCCAACAGGTTGAGTAGTCGTTGGTCTTTTATCCTGCGTGCTAAAATCTTCAATAAAATATCATGGTCTACCCTGTAGAAATATTTTGATATATCCATTTTCAGATAGTAGTATCGTTCCGGCTTTCTTTCTGTCTGCCTTAACCAATACTGCAACCTGTCGGCTGCCTTATGTGTTCCTTTACCCTTGCGACAGGCATAGGAATCAAAAATAAAAGTCTTTTCGTACAATGGAAATAACTGCCTGTAAATCGCCCATTGTACTATCCTGTCCTTAAATGGTAAGGACATAATAAGTCGTTTCTTTGGTTCATAAACATAAAAGGTGTGATACTTCCCTACCTCGTATGTTTCATAAATCAAGTGATTCTGAATATTTATTAGCTGCTCTTCGTAGTTGCGGTTGAAAATCAGTACATCATCCCTGTATCTCTTTCCTTTTCTCGCTTCCTCCCAAGCCTTATGTAAATTTTCAAAATCATAAATCTTTTCGTATATGTTCTTTATGCTTTTCATTGCATACCTCTTGTAAATTTGTGCCGTACAAACCTAATCAGTTTTTAACCCTTTCAGACGTGACAAATGTATATATTTTCGGCTATTGCTTACTAACTGTCTTTACGGCAATTCAATCTTTTTCCTGCCTACAGGAACGGAAAATAACCCCTTTAACCCTGTTTGTACTGTCCTTACGGTCGTAACCATAAGGCTTCTTGACATAGGGGCAGAGCGGAGCGGAAACCAATGTTGTCGTTCGAGTTGGAACGAGGGTTATTCAAGTTGAGAGCGGACGGACCCGAATTGGAAGTATTGTTGAACGCCGACCCACGGATAGGCAACCACCGTAACTTTGTGATTATTTCCCTATGTATTTTTATTTCTGCTTTTCCCTGCTGTTGACCCATTCCGAATAACCGCCTATCATTCGACCGATTTCGTCTACCTTTCGCATCCATACTTCCCAAGTATGAAAATCTAAACAAGGCTTTTGGTTCGGGTATAGGTTCGGGTCTTTTGCAAGTCTTAGCAGATTTCTTAATACATCAACTTCAATATCCAAATCCTGCAATGTGGTTTTCTTGTGGTACTTC